AGGACCGTTCTTGGTATATTCCCCTAAATTTTTGGAGACATTTAGACAATTATCTAACAACCCAAGCAGTCCCAAATGCATACTTGAGGTCTCTATCTCCTGGTCACTTGAAAACAATATTTCTATTGCTATCGGACCTTACGTTTTCTTGTGATCGTGAATACTCACGAAGATCAAGGGTAGTCTTAACCCGAGATCAAAAAACCAGTACTGGTCCAAAAAACTGTAAGACAACTCCTACGAGTTTCTGGAACACCAGATACAGTACCAGTAGCCGATTGGGAAGTCTATTCAAATCCATAGGAATAGACATCGGCCTGAACCAATTAGAGCTGGATAAAATTCCGAAAAGTGTAAAAGATTATGTTAAACGATCTTTTAGAGTCTTTATAATCTATTTCTCAATAATAGACAATAAACGGAATAAAATCCTGAATACTTCTATACCACGATTCTTCAATCTCGTCGTCTCCGCGATTCCTAAATTAATAGGACCTATGGAAGACATAAAATGGATTAGAGAATTTGGTTCCGGTATAAAGGCATTCGGCGAATCTATGAATCTCCTGTGTAGGAAACTTCAGCCATTGAAGACACTACATGAACGTATGGTCACCCATACCAGGCATAGATTATTGATGTCAACTATAAATCGAGCCTTCCCTCGTCCTCCGAAAACGTCACAACCCATAGAGGAGTTACTAGACCGTGTTGGTCAAAGATGTAACTTCGAAGAGTTGGTGAGCGTTGAGAAGGATAAGACTAGATTTAAGGCTTATATGGACTATAGGAAAGGGAGAACCGATTACAGAGATTTACGTGAAATCGATCCTTTAGCCCACGACCTAGATCAACATTTAAGCAAGCTATTTGACACAATACCACCCCGTGCAATCGACTACATCAAAAAGAAAACAAAACCGAACTTTAATCTATCAGGATGTATCGAAGTTCCTCGAACCAAGGGTGGCGCATATGAATATTACAGAAGGAAAGTAAGAGATGAATTTCCGGATGAAAATTGTGAACAACCAGATTTAAAAACATGGTGGAATATCGTTGAAAAAGATTTAATCAATTCCAACGATTTCGAAACTATGTTGGTACCTGAAGTAATCCCGGAACGCGGTTGCAAATACCGTGTAGTAACTAAAACAAACGCTCGCACAACGTCTGGATTATCCAGAGCAAACAACATGTGCATTAAGTTACTAAAACTCATCCCCGGCATAAGAGAAGGATTTTACCTTAGATCATATTCAAAATCAACACAGGAGATAGGTTCTAAACTCTTGTGGGATAGGATCTTCGGTCCAGATACCTCCGGCACCTTCAATTACGAATCAGACTGTAAAGACTCAACAGATTATATCGATCCAG